CTTTGTGTTCAAACTATGATACCATAAGAGTACATTATGAGAAAAAAAACTAATATAACTAAACAGAAGGACTTATATATTATGAACGAACTTAATGAAAAACAAAAATCAGTAGTTGAGATTTTGTACGAAACGTACAAATCCGATACTGTAACCAGAACTCAGATTAATAATCTAGTTGCGGATAAGAAGATATCTAATCCAAACTGGTTGAAAACTGACAAATACAAAGTTAGTAGAGGGCTTTATAAATTGCCTTTAAAATCTGATGAAGTCATTACAGACAATGACTCAGATGTTAAAACAGAAGATACAAAATCACAAGCTGCATATGTTGTTAGTTCCCTGACCGATAATGTTGTTCCCTTAAAAGATAAAGACTTTGTATCTTTCGGTAACTTCGCTGATGTTAAAAATGTGATAACTTCTAAAAGATTCTATCCTATATTCATTACAGGATTATCCGGTAACGGTAAGACACTTGCTGTAACGCAAGCGTGTGCTGTCGCTAAGAGAGAAATGATTAGAGTTAATATTACGATTGAAACAGATGAAGATGATTTACTTGGTGGATACAGACTAAGAAACGGTGAGACCGTATGGCAAAATGGTCCTGTTATCGAGGCAATGGAAAGAGGTGCTGTCTTATTGTTAGATGAAATCGATCTTGCGTCTAATAAGATTATGTGTTTACAACCTATTCTTGAAGGATCAGGAATCTATGTTAAAAAGATTAACAAGTTTGTTAAACCAAAGTTTGGCTTCAATGTACTTGCTACTGCGAATACAAAAGGTCAAGGATCAGATGACGGTAAGTTTATCGGTACTAATGTTCTCAATGAGGCATTTTTAGAAAGATTCCCGATCACATTTGAACAAGAATATCCTGCTGCAAAAACAGAACAGAAGATTATTGCTACTAAACTAAAGTCTGCCGGTAAAGCAGATGAGAAGTTTGCTACTAATCTAGTGACGTGGGCAGATGTTATCAGAAAGACTTATAAAGACGGTGGTGTTGATGAGATAATCAGTACAAGAAGACTTGTACATATCGCTGAGGCATATTCGATCTTTAAGAGTAAAATGAAAGCAATCGAAGTGTGTACTAATAGATTTGATAATGATACGAAAACATCATTTGTTGATCTATATACAAAAGTAGATGCTGGAGTTTCTGCTGATCAGATACTACAAGATAAAAAGAATGCTGAAGAGGCAGAGATTTTATCTGAAAAGAATTCCAATGATAGTGAGGACGGTGAGGACACATTTGAAGTCTAACCAAAAATCTATTCATAATGTAAGTCCGCTTAGGGGTGTAAAAACCCCTAAGTTATTACAGAATGTGAACTGCTTGACTATTCAATCAAAAAGTGTTATAATAACGAATGAAAGATTTACATATGAGTTATAGAAAAGAAACAAAGAATAAAAAGACACAGAAATTAACAGGTACAATCGCTGACTATCCTTTAGTTGAAGTCAAATGGTATGACGCTGTTGGTGATAGTGGTTGGATGGATATCAATAAGGCATTACTGGCAAAAGCTGCTAGACCTGTTTCATTAGGATATAAACTGCTACAAACAAAAGATAAAATTATAATATTTACAGACTACATTGTAGATGATGAAGACGGAACATTAACAGTAGGAAACGTTACAATTATACCTGCCGCATGGGTACAAGACGTGACTTATATAACATTTAGCGACAAATAATATGGTATACACAATAGAAGTTAGAAACAATAACGTTGAGAAGGCATTAAGAGTCTTAAAGAAAAAGTTAATGAAAGACGGCGTTATGAAAGAATTAAAAGATAGAGCACACTTTATAAAACCCTCTATGAAAAAAAGAGAGGCAAGAAAAGAGTCTATCAGAAGACACAAGAAAGACAACAAAATTAAAGCGCTGAAAGGCGAATTATAAAATTACTTGATATCTATGTTGTTTGATATCATCTATGTAATTAAACTAAAAACAACAAATTGAAAAAGGAAAATATAATGGCTAGAAAAACATTAGCAAAAAAAACAAAAGTATTAAATCTATTACTAAAAGGTGCACCAGTAACATGGAAAACTTTGAGAAGTAAATTTGATTTAACATCACCAAGAGCGATGATAGATCAATTAAGAGTTGAAGGACATATGGTTTATATTAATGAATCATCTAATGGAACTTCATATAGATTAGGTACACCTACTAAATCTATTATTGCAGCAGGCGCTTCAAAAATCTTTAAAAAGAGTATGAAAGATATTGTATCTGCTGGTATTAGGGCTTTATACGGAAAACAAAAATACGCTTATTCTAATCGATAAGACTATTTTTGCGTATAAATAGTAATGTGAGGCTGATCGTAAGCCCTTACATTTAAGAGGTAGAGTATCTTCCGCAAAGATACTTAATTCGGTGACGTTTGGTAGTTTCACTCCGTGATAAAAGAAACTACCTTTTTTTTATATAAGACTTGAATTAAAAAAAATAATACTTATATATATTAACGATACGCTCATAAGAGGTATCATAATTAACTCGCTTTACAAAGGAGCAAATATGACTAATAGAGAACTAAGAATCTGGAATGATCTAAGACCATTTTCAGTAGGGTTCGAAAACATTTTCGACCACTTTAATTTACACCTAGATACTCAAAGAACTGTAAATTATCCCCCTTACAACATTAACAAAATAGATAACCTTAACTGGAATATTGAAATGGCACTTGCTGGTTTCAGTAAAAAAGATATTGACATATCTACTGCTGATAGTCAATTGACAGTTAAATCTATTCATACTAATGATAAGCCAGAGTTGGCTGGGTCTATACATAAAGGTATATCAAAAAGACAATTCACTAGAACGTTTACTTTGGCAGATGATGTCGTTGTAAATGGCGCTGAATTGAAAGACGGTATGCTTGTTATTGATCTTGAAAAGATTGTACCTGAGGAAAAGAAACCTAAGTCAATCAAAATCAAATAATAATATTGGGGCCTGCTTGACAGGCCCTTATAATAATGATATAATGAAACAAATCAACAATTGAAAGAGAATATATATAATGAAACTAAATCAAAACACACTCGAAACTCTTAAAAACTTTGCAGGTATTAATACTAATATCTTAATCAAAGAAGGTAATGAGTTATCAACTATCTCAACTATGAGAAACATTTTTGCTAAGGCAAAGATTTCAGATGAATTTACCAATGAGTTTGGTATCTATGATCTAAACGAATTTCTATCAGCAGTATCAGGTTTCGCTAAACCTGAATTGTCTTTACAAGATAAGTATATGACAATATCTTCCGAAGGTAGTAAATCAAAAGTAAAATACTTCTATTCTGATCCCTCAGTAATAGTATCACCCACTAAAGCAGTTAATATGCCTGAGGCAGATGTAACCTTTAGTCTATCATCAACAAACTATAAAGAACTGTTAAAGGCTGCTGCAATTCTAAAAGCACCAGACTTGGCATTAATCGGTACAAAAGGTGGCGATGTTGTTCTTAAAATTTGTGATAAGAAAAATGACACAGCAAATACATTTGATATTGTTGTAGGTCAAAGTGCAACAGCAGATTATACTTTCTATTTCAAAGTAGAGAATATGAAAATGCTAGACGGTGACTATGATGTTGCAGTATCTTCAAAATCAATCTCACACTTTAAACACACAAAACTACCTGTTGAATACTGGATCGCTTTAGAACCAGACAGTACTATTACAAAGTAGGTCTGTATGAATACAGATTTTTTGTGGGTCGAGCAATATCGACCAAAGACTATTGATGATTGTATATTACCTGATTCTTTAAAAAGTTTATTCTCTGCCTTTATTAAGAAAGGCGAGATATCTAATATGTTGTTCTCTGGTACTGCAGGTATCGGTAAGACCACAGTTGCGAAAGCATTGTGTAATCAAATGAACTGCGATTGGATTATGATAAATGGTTCAGAAGAAGGTGGTATTGATGTACTAAGAAACAAGATTAAAAACTTTGCTTCAACTGTATCGCTATCAGGCGGTAAGAAAGTTGTAATACTAGATGAGGCAGACTATCTTAATCCACAATCAACACAACCTGCTCTTAGAGGATTCGTAGAGGAGTTTCATAAGAATTGTAGATTTATTCTTACTTGTAACTTCAAAAACAGAATCATAGAACCTTTACATAGTAGATTCTCTAACATAGAGTTTAAAGTAAACCCTAAAGATAAACCTAAACTGGCAAGTAGATTGTTTGAAAGAGCCATCTATATTCTTAAAGAACAAAATGTATCTTATGAAGACAAGGTCCTTGTTGAATTAATTACAAAACACTTTCCAGATTTCAGAAAACTAATTAATGAACTACAAAGATATTCAGTAAGTGGTAGTATAGACGCTGGCATTTTAGTGAATGTATCAGATGAAAATCTAAAGACTCTGGTCACACACCTTAAAGGTAAAGCCTTTAGTGATATGAGAAAATGGGTTGTCAATAACCTTGACAATGATCCTGTTAAGATTTTTAGAAAGATATATGATACATTATATACTAATTTAGAACCATCTACAATACCTCATGCTGTATTAATCATTGCCGACTATCAATACAAATCGGCGTTTGTTGCTGACCAAGAGATTAATTTAGTTGCCTGTTTAACTGAACTAATGTCACAGGTCAAATTCAAATAATGTATGAACTTAAAGACTATCTAAACTCCATAAACTTCACTAAAAAGAACTTGATGAAGTCCGAAGACAAAGAGTGGATTAAGAAGTATCCTGCCTTCATAATCAATAAGATATTGTCTGGTTTCTCAGATACTATAATGCTTGTCAATGAGGTGAATCGTAATCACTTCTTAGATAAGGATATGCAATACTCGTTTCTACTAAATAGTATTAGATCAAAGAAAAGGTTTACTCCTTTTCTGAGAGCTAGTAAATTAAAAGATATTGATTTGGTAAAAGAGTATTATGGATATAGTAATGAAAAAGCAAAAACTGTACTAGATATACTCACTAAAGATCAACTGAAATTGATTAAAGAGAAATTATATAAAGGTGGGACAAAATGAATGAATTAGATAATCTATGGCATCCAGAGAAGATGTTAGAAGTACAGTTAAAAGAACCTGACGACTTTCTTAAAGTTAGGGAGACTCTTACAAGAATAGGCGTGGCGTCAAGAAAAGACAAAAAGTTATTTCAATCTTGCCACATATTACACAAACAAGGAAGATATTTTATAGTGCATTTTAAAGAACTGTTTGCTTTAGATGGTAAGGCATCAAACTTTTCTGAGAATGACGCTGAGAGAAGAAATACAATTACTCAATTATTAAGTGATTGGGGATTAATTGCTATATTAAACAACACGATTGCCGAGAAGAAGGCACCATTATCACAGATTAAAGTATTAAGTTTCAAAGAAAAAGGTGAATGGGACCTGCAGGCAAAATATAATATAGGTAAGAAAATAGAAAATGAAGGCACCGAAGTTTAAAGAATTCATATCTGAAAAAGTTGAGAAGAGCAATATAGAAGTTGCTATCTTAACTAAGGTCAATGCTGATAGCAAGTCTGTTGTTAGTAATATGATATTAAAGGAATGTAATAAGAGAAATATTCCTTGTCATATTATTAATACTACTGAGGCTTGGGTATCAAAGAATGATTTAGACAAAGGTACTTTACTTGTATCAAACATTGATGGTGAAGATACAGAAGTAGAATTCAATCTTTCAAAAACAATTTGCTTTACACGAGCAGGTGTTCTTGAAGATGAAACTGGTTTAGCGTTATTATCAACATTCGAAAACGCAGGTGCGTTTATGATAAACACTAGAAACGGTATGCTCACTTGTGATAACAAGATGTCAGCATATATTTCTTTTGAGAGGGATAATATACCTACACCTAGAACTGCTTTAATTTCAAATGAAAAAGGATTACTTCATGCCCACGAGAAACTAGGTGGCAAGTATCCTATCATTATGAAAACACTTACAGGTACACAAGGTATTGGTGTATCAATTGTTGAATCTGAAAAGAGTATGATCTCTGTAGCACAATCGCTATGGAAGTTTGGTGCTGCTTTATTGCTTCAAGAGTTTTTAAAATTTGACTATGATATTCGTACAATCGTAATAGATGGTAGAGTATTAGCATCCACAAAAAGAATTAGTGCTAAGAAAGATTTTCGTTCTAATAGACATAGAGAGGCAACTACTGAGCCTTACAAACTATCAGACGAAGAACATAAAGTAGTATTACAAGCTGCACGTTCTGTTGGTGCTTACATGGTTGGTGTTGACCATGCAATCGTTGATAAACAATTATATGTATTAGAGTGTAATGGTTCTCCTGGTATAGGTTCAGAGTTTGCTTTATACAATACTAAATTAAAAGATAGAACGTATGTAGGAAAAACTACACCAGATAATGTAGTTAAAGAATTATTTAATTATCTTGCTCAAGATATTCATAGAAAATACTCATTTACTAAAGAGGCAGGTTTCCATGAAAGAATTAGTATAGATGGTTATGGACCTGTTAGAGCAAAACTTGATACAGGAAACGGAACTAGTGCGTCAATGTTCTGTGTTGATAAGATAGATGTTTCAAACAAAATTGTTAAATGGGAAAAAGATGGCAAGAAGTTTACAAGTAAACTAGAAGGCACGTCTGAGGCAACTAGAATGAACATGGTAGATAAGAGACCGATTGTCTTTGTAGATGTAACTTTCAATAACAAACTTTATACAGATGTACCTATCGGGTTAACAACAAAAGGTTCAAGAAGTACATTCCTTGTGAATAGAGATTTATTGACTAGATTCAAAGTAAACGTAAATCCTAATAGAAAGTTTGTTCTTTCTTCTTGGATTGAAAGAACTGACCGTGATGATACACGAGGGGTTAACATTAATCCATATAAAACGCTTGACAAATAAGTCTAAATCTGTTATACTATTATATAATTAAAGGAGTGAACAATGGCACAAAATCATCAAGCAAACAACCCACTATATAAAGCATTAGAGAAGAAGTATATCGCTGATATCGCTTCGGCAAATGCTACAATGATAATTTATTTTGACAATCCAGTTGCAATAGGAGAACATCCTCAGCACTTGACTGAACTAGATAAACTATTAGATCAACTTTCTGCTGCGGAAGAAAAACTTATAAATCTAAATAAACATTTTAACAACAAACAAATATAATCATTAATGAAATTCTATACTTCGGTATTGCCGTATCGTGGCAGGCTATTGGTTCGTGGTGTAAACCATGATGGTAGTCATAAGAAGTTTAGAATCAATTACAAACCATCACTATTCATACCTTCAGGCAAAGAATCAAAATACAAAACACTAAGCGGTGATAATGTAGGCAAAGTTACATTTGAAAGTATGCCTGAAGCTAAGAAATGGATTGAACAGTATAAAGGTGTTAGTGATTTTAAATATTACGGTAACACAAAATATCAATACCCATTTATTGCAGATGAGTTTCCTGGCAAGATAGATTGGGATATAAAACAAATAAGAATACTTACAATCGATATCGAGTGCGAGAGTGAAAACGGTTTCCCAAATCCAGATGAGGCAATCGAACCTCTAATTTCTATTACAGTAAAAGAACATACAACAAAGAAGATCATAGTCTTTGGCATGAATGACTTTGTTAATGATCGTGATGATGTAACCTTTATCAAGTGTGATGGCGAAACTGCATTGATTGAAAAGTTTTTAGAGTTTTGGCTAGAATATAATCCTGATATTGTTACAGGTTGGAATGTAAAGTTCTTTGATATACCTTTTCTAATGAATAGATTTAGAAGACTAATGGGTGATGAATATATATTACAGTTTAGTCCATGGGGTGTTGTAAGTGAGAATACTGCTAAAGTTAGTGGTTGGGAAAACAAACAAGAAAAGAAGACTTGGGATATGATGGGTATTGCTGTATTAGATTACCTTGATCTATATCGTAAGCATACATTTATTAGACGTGAGAGTTATAAACTAGATTACATAGGTGAAGTAGAACTAGGCGAGAACAAACACGAGAATCCTTTTGATACATTTAAAGAGTTTTATCAAAAAGATTATCAACAGTTTATAGAATACAATATACAAGATGTAGAACTTGTTGATAAGTTAGAAGACAAGATGAAACTAATCGAATTGCATTTGACTATGGCGTATGAGGCAAAAGTTAATTATCAAGATTGTTTCGGTCAAGTTCGTATATGGGATACTATTATATTCAATCATTTGAAATCTAAAAACATAGCCGCACCTGCTGTTATAGAGTCTAAAGAGTCACGAGGTTATGAAGGTGCCTATGTAAAAGATCCTGTTGTAGGTTTTCACGACTGGATTGTAAGTTTCGATTTAAATAGTTTGTATCCACATTTAATTATGCAATACAATATCTCTCCTGAAACTATGGTAGGTTATGATGAAGGTGTTGTTAATGTAGAAAATATGTTAAATCAAAAGTCTGACCTGTCTAAGTTAGACGGCTCGACTATTACTCCTAACGGTGCTAGATTTAGAACTGACAAACAAGGTTTTCTTCCTGAACTGATGGATAAGTTATACAAAGAGAGAGTCATATATAAAAACAAGATGGCAAAAGCAAAGGCATTGTATGAAGAAACGGGTGATGAAAGATTAAAGAATGATATAACTAAAAACTATAATATACAGCTGTCAAGAAAGATTGCCTTGAATAGTGCTTACGGTGCTATCGGTAATCAATACTTTAGATACTATGATGTAAGGCACGCCGAAGGTATTACAATGGCAGGTCAGTTGACTATCAGATGGATTGAACGTGATGTAAATGAGTATTTAAATAATCTATTAAAGACTAAAAATGTAACCTATGTTGTTGCGTCTGATACAGATTCAATCTATGTTAAACTAGGTGGCATGGTTGATAAGATATTTAAAGATCAATCTGATAATAGAAAGATTGTAAAAGTATTAGATAAGTTTTCTGAAGAAAAACTACAACCATTTATTGATTCTAGTTTTGCTAAACTAGCAAAGTATGTTAATGCTTACGATCAGAAAATGATTATGAAACGAGAAGTGATTGCTAATAAAGCAATATGGACTGCAAAGAAAAGATATATTCTAAATGTATTTAACGAAGATGGCATTAATCTAAAAGAACCTAAACTAAAAATCATGGGTATCGAGGCAGTTAAGTCTTCAACTCCTGCACCTTGTCGTGTAAAGATTAAAGAAGCATTGAATGTGATTATGAATAAAGATGAACCTGCATTGATTGAATTTATAGAAAACTTTAGAACACACTTTAAGAAGTTGCCACCTGAAGAAATTGCTTATCCTAGAAGTTGTAATAATCTTAAAAAGTATTCTTCAACAAAAGATATATATCAAAAGTCAACACCTATTCATGTGAGAGGTGCTTTACTTTATAATAATCTATTGAAGAAACATAAACTAGTTAAGTATGAAACAATACAAAGTGGTGATAAGGTTAAGTTTATTACATTGAAAGAACCTAATACTTTAAGAGAAAACGTAATATCTTTTTCAAGTGAGTTGCCAAAAGAATTTAAACTACATCAATATATTGACTATGATGATATGTTTACTAAATCATTCTTAGAACCATTGAGATTTATTGTAAATGCAATCGGATGGAACTTTGAGAAGAAATCAAACCTAGATGAGTTCTTTTAAACCCTTGACAAATAACATAGATTGTGATATACTAGTAATATGATTAAACCTTTTGATGACTATAAACGTAATAATACATTATATAGTCGTCTATTAGACGCCGCTGGTGATGATAAGTTACCTATCTTAGACAACAGAACGTTTGAATCAATGAACGCAGAATATGGCAAAGAAGATATGAGAAAGAATCTTGCTGACTATATTGCTACTGAACGACCTGTATTTCCTTTAAGAGATATATCGGAAGATGATATGAGAGATAGTTTTAATTCTTTAAAGAATTTTAATACTAACTCTATTTGTACACCTAAAGAACAGGTTGAGAAAGAAATCTTTGAGAAG